AGGTCCTTGTTCTGAGTGTACAGGAATACTGCAAACGCAACGTTCGCCCCACCACTCATTAACAGTTGTAGTACTTCGCCTTCCATATTACCTCCAATGGGAAAAAGGAGTGCCCCGAAGAACACTCCCCAACAACTAATCATTCAATCAAGAAACTTTGAAATACATAACAGTGATCTGATCGCCTGCATTTGGAGCACTTCCAAAAGTTACTCGTAAACGTCCAGATGCACCACCAGTAGCAGACAATGTGTACTGGTCCTGTCCAGATGGAGAAGACCCAACACGACCCATTGCCAAACCGTTACGGAATACAATGGCACCACCAAGCATGGTAGCGTCAGCAGCAGCAGCGGCATCAAACGTAGTGGCAGAACCATCACCAGCAGACAATGTTTCGTATGATGAAACAAAGTTCAGTTTGGCAGCAGTCACATTTCCATTGGCAATTTTTGCTGTGGTTACAGCATTGCTATCCAAGCGAGCACTGTCAATAGCAGCATCGGCAATCTTTGCTGCAGTCACAGCATCGTCAGCAATCTTCGCTGTCTCTACTGCATTTGAAGCAATCTTTGCTGCGGTTACAGCATTTGATGCCAACTGAGTTGCACCAATACCACCAGCAGCAACACTAAGACCACCAGCACCAAGAGCCAAAGTAGAGCCATCAAGAGACACTACCAAGTTACCACCAGACTCTTCAACACCGTTACCCAAGTTGAGTTTGTCGGCAGGAATAGAACCAGCAAGTTTTGCGGCAGTTACTGCTGAGTTATTAATCTTTGCTGTAGTTACAGCATTGTCTGCAAGTTTGTCAGAAGTTACTGAAGTTCCAGCAAGAGCAGCCGTTACAACCGAAGCGTCTGCAAGTTTTGCTGAAGTTACAGCATCGTCTGCAAGCATCAATGTAGAGATACCACCAGTGCCAACTTTAAGTCCATTAGAACCTGTAACCAAACTGCTTCCATCCAGGTTGATAGATGCAGATACAGCAGCAGAACCATCGTAAGTTGCACTGAGGCTTAAACCACCTGTTGCAGATGCTGTCAAACCATTTAAACTTGAACCAAGAGCAATGCCACTAATGGTAGAGTTCGACAATTTTGCATTCGAAATGGACCCGGCCAACATGCTGTCGGTAATACCAGCAGCCTTCACACGAAGAGCATCTGATGAGATCTCAATAGAAGAACCATCTACCTCAACGTCAAGACGATTTCCAGTCTTGCTAAGTGCAGCACCAGCCTCTGTATTTGACTGTCCTGAGAAGATGCTGAATGACAGGTTGTTTGTACCAACTACGGCAGAACCTTTGTCACTTACACAAACGTAACCCAAGTCGCCATTGACAGTACCCTGTTCGATGAAGAACGATGCACCAGCAGCGTCGCTACCAGTTGCCATATCTGACGAGCGTGACCAAGCATCTGAACCACAAATGTAGATACCGTTTTCAGAAGCGGTTGATTGGTCCTTAACAAGTACACGATCACCAGCAGAACATGATACACCGTCAATCGTTTGTGTTCCACTCAATGTAATGTTTGCTGTTGTAGCAACTTTACATGATGCCTTGGGGTCAAGACCTGCGGCAACTGAGTCTACGTATCCACGTGTTGCTACTGCCTGTGTGTTGGTATCAGAACCGGTATAACGAATCTGACCTGAGATTGAATAGTTACTCGACCCATCCAATTTGGTCGAATCAATCGCATTGTTTTTAATTTGCTCTTTAGCAATTTGTACTGCCATGATTGGCTCCTACTTAAGTATGTATATCACAACCAATGAGTCATCATTGGCTGGTATAAATGAAGTTGTGAAATTTGTAACAGACGACTCTCCAATGTCCGTAAACAACTGGAGTAGTCCATTCCAATATACCTGCAAACTACCAGACTTGTAGTCACTGCTTACTGTGAAACTTTGGGTGGAGCCGTCCGTCTGTGCCGAGATGTCTTCATACTCTAGATTGACTTCACCACCACCAGTCGTTTCAAATGGACTGGCGACGGGCATTATTCACTCCAAACAATCTGCGAGTAGTCAATCGTAATGTTTCCTGACCCATTTATTTTGAAGAACAAATATACATCTGGATTGTCAAAATAAGATTCTACTGGGAGTTTGAACTCATATACAGCACTACCTGTTGTTGTTGTAGTTACACCAATAGCAATGGTACCTGCCGTGTCTGGAAACCATACGTGGTCACCAGCGGCATCCCAAGTGCCCTTGACTGTAAGACTGGTATTGCTACCGCCCAAACCTGTACAGCGCACAATAATAGACTCAATACGCCCGAGAAACTTACCAGATGTATTAATCTGCTCTGGTATGCTTAATGTGTGTTTATGAAATTTAGTAGCGTCAAAGTTTTGGGCTACTGTTGCTACGTTTGTATCATTGATACTTGGATGGTCGTTGTGTCTAATGTTCATCGTTCCTCCGATGGTTTATTGTTTGGGTATGATTTTATCACGTTCTGTTTTCTCTGACTTCTTTTGTCGTTTCCTCATTTCTCGCAGCAGTTCATCCAAGCGTTCTTGCTGCTGAATCTGTGGTTTCTTTACACGACCTGGTGTAATCAAACCAAATGTAGCACCTACACGCTCCGTTGGAGTAAGTTTTTGATATGTAGTACCCTCACCGAAAAACAACTTGGAGTAATCGTTTGTAATCCTTTGTACACCAAGAGCGTCCACAAGATTTAAAAACGCTTCAAGTTTTTCCATTTGATACTCGTTCAAATCGTAAACGTAGAACTGGTCATCATCCATGCCTTTGGTGCCGTAGTCTTCTTCTGTTGCTATACGACCTGTCACTTTACCGCCAACTATATACTCGATGTTGTCCAACAAGTCTTGCTGGTCTGTTGACATAGCCTTCAATATTGGAATGTACGCAGGCGGAAACTTCTTTGGTACGTACTTGCGGTCTAGTTTCATGACTGCTTTAATCTTCGGGTCTAAGAATTTCTTGGCAAGTGCCCAACCCCCTTTATCGGCATCCACAGTTCCGTAAAAATTGACCAAATCAAGCAACAACGATACACTTTCTACTGCCGGTACAGCAGGACGCATGTTGAAGAAGTCATACTCTGACTTGTCTCCTCCAGGTTTGTAATCAGTCAAACCACGCACTGCTGTGTAGGTTGGCAGAAATACTTCATGTGGAAACCGCTTGTCATCATTCAAAGCTCTAGACAGTTGATCCATACCTCTATGCAATTTAATCATATTTAGGTATCGGGTCAGTGTATTTGGATTGAACATACCTATAACCAAGTCTACTGCTGACTGACGTGAGAAGTTGTAAAACACAAACACATACGAAGACAATGCCTTCTCAAATGCCGTCAAGTCGTTGTAGTCAAACAATGAACGCCTAGCAAGTTCTACTGCTTCATCAAATGCCATACCTTCTTCGAGAGCCTGTATCATAGCACCACTACGAAACATCATGTCTTCCATGACCATTGTTTCAGACAGCAGGTCAGACGCTTGAACAAACTTATTCTCTGCTGCCGTTGCATAGGCTTTCATTCTGTCCATAAAGCCTTTGCTAAATCCACTGTACTTCTTGTTATTGGCTTCTAGGAAAGTGATCAACTTACCTTCTGCCAATACATTGTCAATGAAGTTGAACGTTGTTCGCACACCAGACTTAATAATGGCATCGTAGATTTGACGATGTGTGTACTTCTGACCTGTGGGAGTTGTGACTGCAATCTCATATGCTCTAGGGTCAAACTCATTGCGACCGTACCACACAGTTTGACCAGCAGATAGTGCCGCCTTTGGACTTCTAATACCCCTACCGGTAGTAGCGTATGTTACAAGATTACCTGTAGCGACACCCAAACCGTGTGAACGTGTTGCTGCCCCTAGTGTCAAAGTGTAGAACAGCTGCTGTGAATATCCAATAACTTTTTGTACTACCTGTAATACTGGCAGACCAAGAAATTTTCCTTGTGCTCGACGGGTCGAGTTATCAATCCACTGACGTATTGTACCTTGCACTTTCTGCAAGCCGTAACGATTAAACTGTTCTTCAAATGCCTTGTATTCTCTTAAACCAAATAACAGTTTGCCATACTCTGGGTCTTTCATAAACTGAGCAAGGGTCTGCTCCATTTCATCAAGTGTATATCCACGTTCAAGCAAATTATTGTTGCGCAGAATAAGAGTACTGTACTCATTGGCTTTGTATGCCATGTCACGTACCGTATCTGGATTAGATGGGGTTTTAAGTATATCGTGTATCTTGCCAAACTCTGTGTCTGTTAGGTCCATACGAGTACTCAACCACTCCAACTGTGCCAACAAACCTTGCTGACGTACCGACTTGTACTCATCTTTAATCTCTTGTAGTTGCTCTTCGTACTTGTCACGTATTGCCTGTCTAGCACGTTCATTGGCTGCAGCCACACCCTGTTTCTCCATAGACTCAATCTCTTTACGAGTTTCCATCAGTTTGGCGGCTTTCTCTGCGCGTTCCTTCTCGTATCGATTCCGTATTTCTTTTTCTTTCTTCTTGAGTTCTTTACGGAGTTTGGCTACTTCACTGTCTGGTTTGTCTTTCTTGGGTATGGCAGCGTATTCGTCTTTACGCTTCTGTTTAATCTCCTGGTACTTATCGTCAATGGCTCCTTTCTTGGCTTCGGCTTCAGCATTTATTTTACCTACATCTTCCGCACGTTCTTTTTGGGCACGTTTCAGTATAGGCTCATACTTTTCTTTGATTTCTTTTACTTTGTCACGATACTGTTGTCGATTTAAACCAGTACCTGCAAGTGCATCTCGCTCGGCTTGCGCATCTGCTTTAATTTTTGCTTCTTGTACCCTGTATCGTTTGTTTCGCTTCTTGTTATCTTCTTTACGCTTTGCTTCAATAGGTTTCTTTTCAGCCGTAGCCTTTGCGTCTTCTTCGCGCGTTATCTTTCCAATCTCTGTTTCAGTTTTCTTCTCTTTAGCCTCTAGGATACGCCTTTCATAATCTTCTTTGATTGGAGCAAACTCTCTTTCAATCTTGGCTTCCTTAGTTGTGCGCAACGACTCTATATCTAGTGTGTACTGCGCTTTGATAGTCTCCAAGGAGTCTAAGACCTCTAACTGCCCTTCGTCAGTCACAGTCTGTAACTCGTACTTCTTCTCAAACTTTACATCAAACTCAGTGTCATCTACAAGTTCCTGTACCTTTTCAAGTATCTGCGATTGGATGTCGTCTAGTTGATCAACATCTACTTCTGATTTTAGTTTCTGGTATCGTAGTTCCATGTCTGCGTAGGAACGCAGATTGCTCATGATGTCTTCTGTTACTGCTGTTGTTGTTGCAAGTTCATGTATAGTTGCTCTCATTAAGTTATCGAATGAGTCTTGCTCTACATCTTGACCTTTAAACAATGTACCGGCATCTGTTGGCTTCATATTGCGGTTAATCATATCAACCAACAAACCATCATGGATTCTACGCATCTCAGAATAGAAGTACGCAGCAGAACCCAACCGTTCAATACTTGCCAATGCTTGTTCAGCATTGACCTTGCGTATGTCATTTGGGTCAAGCGTCTTGTTGATTTTATAGTATGCAACGTCTCGTAGTTTAGTTGTTGGGTCGTTCGGGTCCATAATGTCAATGCGCTCTTCTTTGATGCGCTTGCTCCACTCATCTACACGCTGTCCAAAGATGCTCCAAAAGTTGCCAGGGTCTGCAACTATTTCATCCGCCACATCTGCTAGAAACAGTTTGTAGGCTTCCTTACCTTCTGTGGAATACAAGTCCTCCAGTACTACCTGCTTGTACGCAAACCCTCTGTCGTAGTAGTTCATGTTGAGGATTTCATAGTCTGCGTAAATCAGCTGTCTAAACATGTAGTCTAGGGTGTCTTCTAAACCAGCCTTTTGCTTTCGTGCTACTACATCGGTTTTGGGTACAGGTCCAATCACCAAGTGACCAACAGCATCCATTACTTCAATGTCACCATCAATCCCGTATTCCTTACGCATTTGCTTTGACTTGGGTTTAATCAACTCTTTTGTTTGCTTCTTTAGTTTCTCGTCAAGTCCTGCCGCCTGTCTTTGAATGCGTTCTACCATGCGACTCTGCTCATATGCCAGTGCATTTACAGGTGCCGTCTTAGGAGTGTTCATGTCTTGAAGTACTGGTTCGCTACGGCCCAGTGCCCTTCTAGCCCATGCGTTGGCAGAACCAAAAGCATCCGCCATAGTGTCATACATCGACCTTGCTGCATCAAAAGGAAGAACGCCCTGTCTATAACTGGTTCCCTCTGCCTCCTTTAGACGCTTTTGTAAACTTGGACTAAGTAAGTTTATGTCTTCTGTCGTCAAGCCCTCTTGCAATCCCATTGCTTGCCTGGTGCTCACTCGGTCAAGTATTTCATTGTAATCATTACCGTACAGTTTACCTTGGTCAAGTGACGTGGTAATCCTTTCATACGTTGCTTCTGGCAATGGCAGTGACTCTATTTCAGATTTAAGTGCCCTAGCATCTACATCATCTAAGTAAAACACAATGTCAGGTTTGTCAGCACCAATCATTCTTGCGTCAAAGTCACTGCCATATCGACCACGTGCTTCTACAGCAGGAACCATTTCCATACCAGTGCGAGTCCTTGGAGTGATTGCTCTTTTTAACACTTGCCCAATAGGGTCGTTGTTTACACGCTCTAGAAACTTTGGATAAGCATCTTTATGAATAGCAGCATCACGACTAACAAACTGTATCTTTTCTAATCCACGCATCCGTGGTGTGTTTTCAAATACCATTTTGCGAGCGTAAATAGTGTCAAGTGCATCTTGTGTCTTTCTTATTTGACTTAAGCCAGTAACTTGATCAGCAACACGACTATTGTACAAGTCTTCTAAATATTCCAAGTCGGCTCTCTTTTTAATGTCTGTTACCGTGTCCGGTTTTCCGCCTTTACCCTTTTCAATTGTGCGAGATATACCAGTACCACCACCACGCTGTTTGGCATTGTTTATTGCCTGCTCAAACCCAACCTGTTCTGCTTCATCAAGAATCTTTACGTACTCGTTGTATTCATCCAGTGCTTTGTTGTTGGTGTACAGTTCATCTAATTGTTTGACTGCTGTAACTTCATCGATGCCTTGCTCATCAACCAATCTTCTAAGGTTAGTAGCATAGCCAGTTTCGTCCAGTCCTACACTTGTCAAATCGTCTAATGGAGTAGCGCTTTTGTTGGCTACATTTCTAGCCGACAGACTTTTCTGCACGTCTGCTGTAAGCAATACACGACCGTCACCCATACTCCAGTTATTTATCTTGTCAACATGCTTTGGAGCCATCTTCTTGGCTGTATATGAAATCAAGTTGAAGTCATCGAGTATTGGCTTCAAGGTACTTGACCCTATTAACTTGGCATAGTCTGATGCGTTGTTTGCTTCACCAAGTGCTTTTCTAGCACGGTACAAATCTGAAGCGGTTGTCATACTCCCCAAACCTTTGACTGCTCCAACTGTTGCTGCTACATCAGGATTGAGAAAAAGATCAAACGCTAGCAGTGTATAGTCCATTCTATTTCGTGTAGTACCAGTGACTCCTAGGTTATCAAGCGCATCACCAACATGACCATAAATACCTTTGTCGGCAGCAATCGCACCTAGTACTGGGTCTTCTGCATACTGTGGCTGTGTTAGTCTACGTTGCTCCTTACCTGCCGCTGCAAAGTCATCACCTGTAACCAATTTAATTGCTGGATACGCTGCATACTCTGTAGCACCAACAATAAGTGCTGTAGGCATACTCATTGTCAATCGAAGACCATACCCCAAACCAGTTTCTATTGTACCTGCACCTAGCAACCCTTCCGCACCAAGTATCTGTGTACTTTCTGCTAAGCCTGCATAGGCTTCAGGGTTTGCCATTACTAGACTTTTGCGTACCGGGTCCAAATACCACTCACCACCACCAATATCACTGTACGCATCTACACGTAGCATGGCTTTTCTGTTGGCATCAGTGGGCACCAAATCTACTGTGGTCTTTGGAATCAATGCTGCCATCTTTGGGTTTTCTGCAAAGTACCGCTTTAGGTCCATGTCATAACTAGACAACAATGGACTATCAACGGTGTACACATCGTCAGACAGTTGTTTGTTTGCTAGAAAGTAGTCATACACATTGGTTGGAATAGTAAAACTGGTACCGGCAGCATTAAAACGATAGTGTGGAATCTTTGACTCCATAGCACGTGGCTCTCGCTCTGCCATATACTGTTGGACTTTGGCTTCTTTGATGTTGCGCAGGTAACGCATTTGATCACCATCAAAGTCTGGTATACCTTTGCTTGGACCTTCATCCTCAAATTTTGGTAGAAATGCTTCGACCACACCGCCTTCTGGTTCTTTCTTCCCCTTCTTTTCTAATGTAGGCGCATCGGCAAAACCCATCAGTGTATCGAATACAGCCTGTTGTGCGTCCAACTGCGACAGTCCACGCTCACGGTTTTGTTGATACAAATCCTTAAATGCGTTTACATAAATACCAACTTCTGCATCATTCAGTGTAAACGACTCTTGAAGCAACTGTGGCAGTACTTCATCCAGTTGTGGTTCGAGATTGTACTCTTCTTGAAACTGACCGTAGGCTGTTGTACCAGGTTGTTCGCCCTCAAGTATGTATGCTTGTGGAGACATGGCACCAGCAAGTTTTTCTTTGAATGGCTTGTCTGGACTTGGTATTGTTTGTGGCATCGAAGGCGTGATGCCAAACATAGGTTGTGCAGGCTGTACAGCAGTTTCCGCAAAGTCACCATAGTCTGCTGTAAATGCAGTTGACATAAGGTCATTGACCAACGCTTTCGCTTCTTCCTCTGTGTATTTAGGTACACCACGTGCATCCTTTTCTTGCATCAATCCTACTTCAAGGAACACAGGAATAGTCGCAGCATCTATACCCGACTGAAAAGCCATTTCCATTGCTGCGCCTTGCGATGGATTTTGTTTCTTAACTTCTGCAATTAGTCTTTTGGCTTCAGGTGACAGTTTCATTTTACTTCTCTTGCATGTATGCCAAGTACATTAAATCCAAGAACTCATTGCTCTTTTTCTGTTGAAGTGAGTTTGGTATGTTTGTACGGATTTGCTTCTGTGCATTTTTGTACATTCTATCAGCATCTTCCGGCTTTGTTTCTTCGTTTACTGGAAACAAACTACTAACCAATCGAGCACTTGTTTCATTCAGACCACGCACCTGCTTCGAGAGTGCCATGTAATCACCGCGATTCCGTGCTTGGTTCTTCTCAACCATTTTGATCTGACGGTATTTCTTGGGGTCAAGTACGCGGTCCAACTCTTGTATAACCTGGTCTTTAAACTTCAAGTACGCAGGGTTGCTTGGTCCAAGCTCCTGTGCCTTCTGCATAATCATTTCCAATGCAAGTTGCTTCTTTTGCATAGGCGTGCCAAACTTAACAGGGTCGAACTCTGCTTTTAGTGTTGGTTTCTTTTGTGTCTGTAGTATGCGTTGATAGAGTTCTTGGATGCTACCAGTTGGACGTGGTATTCCTGTTGGTGTTGGTGTTGGTGGAGTAAGAACTCTGTCTGTATACTCTTGCCTTAAAGCATCCCCTATTTCTGTCTGCATTGGTCTAGGTTGTATTCTAGGTTCAATCTCAGGTCGTATGTATGGTTGTATATCTGGCTCAGGCTCAGGTGTTACATTTTCTACAACTGAAGGCTTAAACTCAAACTGATCAGCCTGCAATCCACCCAAGGATTCACGTGGTCTATCTTCTTCAACAACACCACGACTAACATTTTCTTGCATGGTAAATGGAATGGGTGGTCGTACAGGGTCTGCTACCAATGAAGCAATCTGTGCGCTTTGGGCTGCATCACGTGGATACAAACCATCAGGACCACTGGCACCCAATACATCCATTGCTATTTCTGTTTCAGATGTTGGTGTTGGTGTTGGTGCTGGTGTTGGTGGTCTATATGAACTTCTCAGACCATAGTCTTCAGTTGCTATCTGTCGCATCAAGTCTGTTTGGTTTAAGTCAGGTGCTGTAGGTGCTTGACCCGATATAAGTTGTTGCTCCAATGACCGTATACGCTCTTCAAGTGGAGTAATCATTGAACCGTAGTCTACACCTGGTGCTTCAGGTACAGGCTGTCTATCTTTAAATTTTTCTGTTGTATATACAGTGCCGTCACCACCAGTCGTTGTAGTACCACCGCCAGTGTCGACCTGGGGTGCCAATCCTTGATACTTGTCAATAATGGCTCTTGCGGCTGCTGGGTCAGTAGCCAATTTTTGTTGATAGTCTGCTCGTACTGACTGCAAACGTACCGCCTCGCCCATAGCCGCTACTGCACCATCAACTAATAATTTTGTTTGAGGGTCAAGAGTTTTATAGATTGCTTTTTCTTGATCAGTGAAAAATGTAGGACTACTTTTCTTGATCATCCCACGTATCTTTTCTGCTTCACCTCTTTGTGTGGCTTCCTCATATGCAGATTTTGCTATATCTTGATTTGCTTTTATTTCATCAGTTAAAGATTCTTGAAAGTCTACTTGACTCATTTTCTTTGGTGGTCTTGGTCCACGAGTACTTGTAGTGCCACCGCCTTCAGTAGTTCTAATGGTTTGTCTACGTCCCTCTGCTCGCTCTGCTTCTTGCTTGTACTGCAACTCCTTCATGCGTATCTGTGCTTCCGCTTCCTTCAATCGAAGAGCAGACACATCGCCTTTTGCCGTTTCAATCTGTTTGCGTATGTCAGCCTGCATATCTTGATATGCTTTTAATCGAGCATCGTAATCAGCATACTCTCTGTCAATACGTTGCTTGGCATCTGCTTGGGCTTGCTTAATCAACATGTACTTCTGTTGTGTTACCAGGTCAGCCCATGACTGTCCACTAGTTGTCTTTCTAGGGTCACGACCACTACCAGTGATGACGTATACCCCTTGTCCACCTACTTGTTGAATAGCCATTTTATCTCCCCATTAAATAGTCTTGAAGGTATTTGTCTACAGTATCTGTTTGTTGTTTGGTTTGCATTGGTGCATAAGTTTCTTCTGGCATACTTATATTCGTAGGCATCGCTGTAGGAGTAGATGGTACATAAGTATTAATCGCTTCAAATAGTGCTGTTTGTTCTGGACTAAATCCCAAGGCTGGTCCAATAGTTGTTTTCATTGCCGCCTGACCTTCAGGGGTCGTTAAGGCAGCCTGTGCAATAGCCTTACCTGTTTCTTGTGCTGCTGCGACTTGACCTGCCTGTTGTACTTGCTGTTTTGCAAAGTTACCAAGTAAACGCTCTAGTGCTATTTGACTGGCGGCTGTTTCAGCAGCAGATTGAGCAGGAGCCACTAGACCTTCTGCTCTGGAACGTCTGTATTGGGCTTGTGCTGCTTCGAGGTCTTTTATTTCTTGTTCTTGCTGTGCTTGACGCGTCAGGTCCATACCCAGTATCTGTGATGCCAAATCCGCTTCTAGACGCTGCCTGCTTTCATCCTGCATCTGTTGACCCAGCAACGCCATCTGTGGCTGTGCTGTGGGCTGCGTGAGCCTTGCACGTTCTGCTTCTGCATACTGTTGCGCCTGTTGACGTGCACCACGCATTTGTGATTCAATCTGAGCACGTTCTTGATCTGTCAATCCAAGCGCACCCATCTCTTGTTTACGTTGCATCTCACGAAGTCGCTTCTTTTGGTCACGCTCATATCTACTTGGGATAATGTCTGGCAATGCTCCAATAGCCGTACCTGCTCCACTTAACAATGCGCTTTTACCTAATGCTGGCAAAGCAGATGCTGCTGCTGCCCCAGCCCCTTTTGCCGCTGCTGCCTTTAATGCCATTAAACCTGCTGTCGTAGCTATTGTTCCAATTGCCATAGTTCACCTACACATGAAATGTTTCTATTGTAAATGTTTGACAGTTAATCTGCCCCTTCTCAACCTTGGCATTGACTGCCACTGAGAACTTATATCTGCCTGCGTTCAATGTTAGCATACGAGTCATCATTATGCTTCTGTGTGCTGCTGGATTTCCTTGATCTGATGGATTGAGAACACCTGCCGCTACTCCAGTAGCATTTTCAAAAACATAAGCAGCAGTTCCGCCTAATCGGGTTGTAATACCATCTTTCTCATATTGTAGTTTAAAAGCACTTTCATAAACCACACCTGTAGGAGAATAAAGCACGGTGCTATTTGCTTGTCCTACAGCCTTTGCGTAAAACGTTATCATCACTTTTGTATTAGATTTAGTTATTACAACTTCGGCTCCAGTGTTAGACAAAGCCTGATAGTCTTCTACTGTAGTAGAGACTTGATTGTTGCTCTTAGTGGTCGAGGTGAACCACGTAAATTCTTGTGGTAATCGTATTTTCGATACACCTTGAATAGTCTTAGAAACAAAGTCACCAGTTTGTACAGAAGTAATAAGACGAGGGGTAGCAATACTCTCTCCAACAAAGGTATCCACAGATACGTCAGCAGCAATGATTTCTTGGTTCGCATATTCCCTCAATGCATCTTCATTGGATGCGTGGTTAGTGGCTGATAAAACAGATCCATCTGCGTATGTATACGGTTTGGTAAATGCCATTAGTTCTCCACTATTATTGCTTGTATATGATTGTGACGTATTCTCAATGTGTTGCCAGTATTGCCAACACACGCCTGCAATTCTATTGCATCAATAATATTGCTAGCCGGCAAAGTAAACAATCCGCTAAATGCAAATGAGCGCCATTGTATCCATGCTTCGTAACCTGTTGTATTAGTTGTGATTGCTGCCTTTTTGGTAAAACTGTATGTGCATTGGGCTACCACTTCTGTTGAAGGCGTTCCACTACCATTTAAAGACATTAATAACCTAAAAGCGTATGTATTATAGTCTATTTGTCCAGCAGTTCCATTTCCATCATCTTGTGGTGCTGTCATGCTTAATTCACTTATCAATCCACTCGCATGAACACGCACAACTACATTTGCATGGGTGCTGTAATTTGGCAACACTTTGCTTGGTGTGCCCGCTACATTTTCAATAGTTGTAAAAGTAGTGCTGTTTGTAGCCCAGTCTGCACTTGCATCGTAATCAAATGTGTACAAACTTGTGATGCTACTAGAACTACTAAAGTGCTCTCTTTGTGCCCATTCTGTATTTAAGTTTACATCTTTTACACTATCACCAGCAACACTATTATACACAGCATTAAGTTCTGCCGCTGTAGGAGTTTGCCCACCTTCAAAGTATTGATTTGCTATTTTTCCCATATCTACCTCTTTGTGTTGCAAGCCCAAATGGATGCACCATATATTTCCATTCTTGAAGTTGGAGTTGAGCCTGTCAAACCTAAAGATTGGTCAGCACTTGTATTAATTGTTTGCCACCTTAAATCTAGCCTTACAGGTTGTGAGCCTACAAACAACTTATACGGGACAGACAAACTATGCAGTCTAGGATAGACCCTACCGGTTTCAGCAATTAAAACATCGTTGCAAAACAACCCCCACCTTGACCACCAATCATTGGACCATATTTTTGGCGAACCTGAGTTGTTTAAAATCATGTCTGTGCCATGACGAAAATTTATATCAAAGCAGCCATGTACTACACCACTTTTTGCTTCAAACTCCAGTAGCACTTCATTAAAAGTGGTGTCAATGTCTGACAATGTATTCCACCCACTAGACCAACTTGAGTTTTGTAAATCAAGCGTATGAAGGGGCGTGTGTATATCAGTACCAGTATCACCACCATATCCTTTCCATCTGCGTACAAAATGATAGTCCTGTGTTTGTCCTTCAAATTTAAAGCCGTACTTACGTACTGTGATTTGTGATGTTAGTGTTGGTGGTGCCATTTTGAGTTTGTCTATAGTAGCAACTGGAAAGTTCTGACCATCCAGTTTACCATTGTACTCACCTACAACCATACGTGTGTTGTCATTGATGTTCTCTGGTTTAACCTGGTCAAGGTCTTTCTGTCCTACCTGTGTAAATACTTTCATCGTGACACCTTCGTGGACTGGTTGAGTGCTGGCATGGCGACTGAGTCTGACAAGATGTTAAACGACAGTAGATGCCACTGCTGAGAGTTTGTGGTTCGCACACCGAACTTAAACTGGTCACACAGTTCCGTATTGACATCGTATCGCAATGTGATCAACCTGCCTTCAGCAATCTTACTAGAGTTCACTGTAAATGGCACCTTCGTTACAGACAAGTCAGCTGGACCAAACACGGCATCTTCTTTGATGGTGTACACCGTTTCACTCTTTGCCTGCTTCTGGGTGGATGTTGTACTCTCTGTGTACGAGTAGTCAATGCCATAAAAGAAGTCAAACCCATTGTCTCCATATGACATGATACGTAGTTCTACACTATAGTATCGCACTTTGACACTGTTCTCATTTGAGTTGTACCAAGCACTTTCCCATTGGTGGCCATTGTGCGCTGTGTCTGTAATAGCAAGCGTAACGTTGTCACCAAATGCAGTAATCTTACCGGCCTGGCCCCAGGTTGAACTTGAACTCATAACCTGGAGTGGACCCAACTTGTTTGTTTCTGCATTTAATGCCGGAGTCCAGTTAGGGTCGTTGCCCAATAGAAAGTACCCATTGACAGTTGTAGCCATTGCAGACCAATAACTGTTGGTTGGTGTCTCCAAGTCAGTACGGATAGACCACATTGGATTCTGAGGAGTCAAGTGTAAAACAAATCCAAAGTCAGGTGTAGTCGAATCGTCTGTTGGAAGGTGCAACCACACTTCTCTTTCCCGGTATGAGTATGCTGCGATTGCTTTATGCATCATCGAACGATTGACCCTACGCAATAGTTTGTCGATGGGTTTGCTTATCTTCTGCATACTTATGGATGCACCACCGTTTAAGCCACCTGAGAGCATCCACACGCCTTGTTCGTTGATAAAGACAACACCTAACTGTGGTATGACCACAACTGCTCTGCTGGCTACTGTGCCAAGCGTGTTAGTGATGGTGCTGATGTTATAACTATCTGTATCAAAACTTATTATATTTATAGCCGTTTCACGGAATACAATTAAATTATTATAAAAGGCTACCAATTGAGTAATGTCACCACCGGTTTGATTGCCCAAATCAAAGTATGACAACGCTCCAAACTGCTCAAATATACCTTTATCAGAATAGATGATACGGCTACCTGCCGCCAACCACAGTCGATTGTCCCATACCTCACCAAACTTCCAATCTGTAGTGATGGGTGTGCTAGCCGTAAACGATGGGGCTTGATCAACCAAGAATCGATCTGGCATGGCATCTATGTAGAATCGACTGGAGTTTTCATTAAGTTGTGACACAAAGTAGTACAGTTCTCCGTTAGTGGCTATCTCTTTGGTGCGGTAAATCCGTCTTGCCACCACACCATCTTGACCTATTGGCAAGTCTAGCGCAACACCGTATCGTTTGTTCTGTGCGTTTGGAATAGACCATGACACACTCTGTGCTGCACTCAATGGAGACTCAGCACCCAAGTCTGAAATCATAGTCATTTTGTAGTTGTACGTGTACTGTACATTTTCCGTTACATCGCCCAAACCATATTGAGAAACTTTATTGTAAGCAACAGCAGCACCACCACTTAATACTTTGTTGTTCTGATACTCAGTAGCCACATCCAAGGGGTCACAACTGGGAGTCTGCAATACAAAACCAAAGTCTCGATAGACTTGATCACCACTAAACAGTATTGCACGGTCCCGTCCGTTGATAATCAACAGATGTTGCCCCAGGTTCACAAACTGACTACCGACATCGCCCAACTTAGGTATGTACCGGTCACTGTCAATCGTTACCAAGTCATTTTCATAGAAGGCACCCGTATAAGTTGCACCCTGTCCTTTGTTACCAATGGCATAGTACAATCGCCCTGACTGCTCAATAAAGGTGTAAATGTCATTGGTGCCTTGTCTCTTCCACTGATAAACGGCATCAACTTTGTCAGTAAAGTACTTTGTAACAATGGCACTGGTAACAGTCCAAGATGCAGGTGCATGCCACCATGACTCAAACCCAACATCTGCCTTCCAACCACCTTCAGATACGTATCTACAGTTGTTGACAATGTTTGCGTCCCCTATGTTTGGCATCAGCACTTGACTGATGCCTCCACATGGTACATAGCGTTTGAACCGTTGTGGCTTCATGAAAGTCTCCTTAGAGTGGTACCATCGTATGTTGGTCTACCAGATGCCATATGAAAGCGTCCACGCACCACACGTTGATCAATCTTATCTACGTATCGTTTTGCCAATCCGTTGATCTCCTTCATGTATTTCTTTTCATACGTTGCTGCCAATCCTTGTTGACCCAACTTTAAGTAGATGTCTTCTAACGCCTTGTATACAATCAGCTGATGAAACTCGTATGGCATCTGTGGTACATCGGTAGATAACAACAGGTCCTTTGGCTTAACCATAAAACGAATAATCATTTCACGAACATAGTCATGGTACACTTCAATGTTGTCCCCTGCCTTCTTTTGTGGCACTTCAAAGTCATATCCAACTGGACGTGGATACGGTCTAATTTGCTGATGGTTACCATCAATCTCAATGTAGCGTGGAGAACCATTGTCAAGTTGGTTCAACTTTACAATATTGACAAATGAGTTGATGTCTGTAACCACAACGGGACGAAGGTAATCAGGGTCGTTACGTGTACCAGATGTTGTACTTGTACCATTGACTACATACAACCAACATGGCAATCCTTTGCGCTCACCTGTATTCTGATCAAAGTTCTTGTTCCAACAAACCACCTTCCGATAGCCTTCCCATTGTGTAGGCTCTTGGTCTTTGTTGTTGTACGTGTCTGCTTTTATCTCCAAGTCATCCCATCCAGTAAACAACAGTTTTAATGTCTTGTTGCTTTCAATTACTTTGTAGATAGTTGGCTCAGACAGTGCACCAACCTTACCATCTTTAACAAATGCCCAGGCAAATTCATAATGTTTGTTAGCCTGAAACTCACCAGTTGGACTACCTATCTCTGATATGGTCAGTTGTTCGGCTGGTTCAATGTGCAGTGTAGGACTAGTAATGTATGCTTCTGCGTAGGACTGAGTGTAATCTACTCTTAAATCTAAGTCCTCTTCTCTTCTGGGTAAGATAGCAGTAGACTTACCGTATGGGTTCTGTGATCCACTAACGCTTACGTAGGGATAGTCCCTGTGCCCTAAATATAGTAGTTCTAGACAGTTTTCTGGTAGGTCATACCATCGTTTCTTAATCTTCCACCCTTTGTTAGTGGCGGTGCTGGTGCCTTCAAATGGTCTGTCTAACAATATGGTTTTCATGTCCACCAGTTTATTTATGGTGTATTCCATATTGTCTATTTCCATAGGTTGACCTTCCCACACATCCATGTCATGCAGTCTGTCAATGTTGTGACTCAATACTACTTGACGCTCACCTTTGGTTACAGTTGCCGTTATATTGGCACCAGAACTGTTCTCTGTATCTGTACTGGTTGTAATGTCTGTGTGCAATCGCATGGTGCTAAGTTCTGTACTAAAGTTCCAACGCTTCATCGTCCAAATACAGTAGTACGCATCATTCAACAGTTCATCCAACTGGTCATTAAACTGCGCCAGTTCTGGACTGTAGTCTGTAATGTTCTTAACTTTCTGTCTCAATGCTTTTAAATTTGCCATAGGTCACCATACGAAAAAAGGGATGGGCGAAACACCCACCCCTTCGGCTTGATAGAAAATCTAACTTAGAACTGCTTGATAACAAATACAGATGCAACATTAGCGGCTTCATTTTCAACTGCGTACCCAATAATGGGTACCGTGTCACCTGCAACATATTGATCTGCTTGACCGGCAACCCCTGATATGCTCAATGTCATACCTTTAGTAATACCAGTTTTACAGTTTGCACTAGTGTGTAATCCTGCGATGGTAACATCAACAGTCTCACCAGCAGCAGTTGCTGCATTTAATGCAAATCCGACAACAGCAACACTATTAGTTGAGCCTGAATCAGCCTTAATAACAGTAATAGCAATCTCACCATCGCTTGTTTTACTGAAGTCCAAAGCAACCAAGTCATTAGCAGCAATAGCAGCACCGGCAATAAAGGTTTCGATTTGACGACGGTTCATCGCTTCGATTCCAACTGCAACTGTACCACCAGAAGGTAATGCGTTGTACTGAGAAGTTTCCAAGTATTGGATAATGTTTTGTGTAGCCATGATAAGCCTCCTTAGTAAGTGTCGCCATCGAAGAGAACACCACAAGAACCTAGGTGGTCTGCAATCAATTGCATTTTAACATACAATTGGGCAGCCCGTGCTGTAGTTCCAGAAATGTGCTCAAAAGGTGAAACAGCGAAGTCAGCATCTTTGTGCATGCACAACTTAACACCGTCAAAGTTCAGGAAGTAACCAGACAATGGAGCGTTACCAAATGTAGCCGAGTTATAAGTAAAACCAAGTTCAAGGTCTTGCTCAACTACTGCACCACCAAAGGCAAGTTGCATACGTCCACCATCAAGAGTCTTCTCGTTGATGTATCGCTCTTGTTGGAACAAAGCACGACGGTAGTTAGCCATTGCTGCTTCAGACAAAAGCACACATTGAATCTCACCCATGTGAGTTACAGTGTTTGCTTGGATTGCCATTTGTTGCATAGCCAGAATACCGTTTGTACCAAAAGCACCTGCTACGTCAGCGGCTTGGTTCAACCAACCGTTTACTGGATAGGTAAGTTTAGAGATACCACCAACACTATTATTTTGATTGGCTTTACTTTCTGCTTCCAAGAATCCGTTTGCACTGGCATCACCGTTCAAAGTGTTTACAGTGGTCAAAACAGTAGAGTTACCGCGAAGCAACTGCTTGTTCAGTT